CTGTGAGGTTGGTATGGATCGGGGTCTCTTGTGAGACGATGTTGCTGGGGATAAGTCCTCTGGGGGATGGTAATTCGTCCCAACCGCTGCGGCCGCAAGCGCACGGAAAGGTGAAAGTGTCTTCTCGAATTGATTCCGTGATTTGAAAGTTAAGTCAGCGAGGCGAAGGTTCTTGCCCTTTGCGTACGCGTGATCGTGTTCTTTACACGTTTGATCAAACTCGTCTACAGCTGGATGATCAGTGTCTACCGACTTTTGAGTTTTGCCTGCTGACCAGTTAGGACCACACCAATTGCCGTGATACCTCGTTTTGGATGGATGGAACGAAAGTTCGTGTTTCGTAAAACTGAACTAGGTTCTTGATGTTTTATTGCGCTAACCTCGTATCGTAATACAAGAATTGAGCGATTGTTCGTTAGAGCCGCCGCTCTCTCCCCACCACCCGGCCTCTATATAATCGGTGGGGCCTCAATTAGTTCACTTAAATTAACCATAGTCCTTCTCTGCCATCAAGGCAAAGATAGGAGACTCGATCTGTGTGAATACCGCACTGTCCCAGATCAGTCTTTCCACTTGATAAACCTCATGCGCATCTATACCATATCTGTCACTGATGAGCTGAAGAGCCCCATCCTCAGACAAGACAGGTATCTCTTTGTAGCCACTCTGCACCTTATAATCCTCGTCTCGGTTCCACTCACGTGCTTCAAACCCTGGCAAGCAATAGGTTTGGACGAACTTTCTGAGCACTGGTACAGCGGGGAAAGTCTTATAGCCATTGGCGACACTAGCTAATTGGAGACCAGCAGCATATTTCAGATTGCTGCACTTCCAGGTGACTCGGGGGTCACGGGTAGTTTTCCCGGCTTTCAGAAGTCGACTTGGTAGGGGTGCCCAGACTCTAGTACCCTCCAGAGTTAGCCACCAAGCTCCTTTAAGGAAACTGACTTCATTCCAGTTGTGAGTGACGGATAATTTTGCCTTTAAGCCAAGATCTTCAAGCGTCTTGGCAACTGTCTCCCAGAGATTTTGAGACTTGAGTGCCTTTGTGATAGCATGAACTAATGCACCAGCGTTTACTAGTGAGTTGCCTATAGTCGTGTCGGACCCGCCTGTTCTGCGGTGTGGATACTTATCCTTGACTATGCACATCTTCACTTTGATTTTGGCTGCGAATTGAGCGTGCAAAATTGCTATGACATCCTTGGGCACCCGTAAGTGGCGAAGGGATTCGTGCT